TGGGAACAACTTGCCGGGGTGATCTGGGTGGACACGGAATAGTTTGTAGGCTTTGACGGTGCTCTTAGGTTCTTTCACTGTGCCTCCTTTGGCCTTTTCAATGACCTTGCGTGACACGATGCCATGGCCAACGTCACGCTCTTCGTCGTATCGGACTGGGTCATGCATGGGGTACAAATGCTTGGTCGGCGTATTGATGTCGAATGCTGATCCTTCGGGCACGTGGTGCTTGTCTTCCAGCGCCCGGAACTTTTGCTTGTTGACCACCATGGGCTCACCGATGGTCACCTCTCCGATTGCTTTGGCCTTGCCCTCACCCGTTCTGACGATGGCCACCCGCTTGCCTACGTAGGGTCGCAGAGTATCGCTATTGCGTGATTCAAGGGTCTTGTGGCCGTCCACAATCATGTCGGCATACCTACGGCCTGACTTGCGGTCTGTGGCCACGTTGATGCCCATTACGGAGCCGCCTTGGGCCTTAGGTTGCTGGCGCTTGGCCAACCACTCAGTGTAGGACGGCATGTCACGAGTGTACTTGCTGGCCATCTCCTTGTCGTACTGCTTTGACAACTGCGAACGCATCTCGGCCAACTGCCGTTGCTGTTCAAGTTGCTTGCGGTATTGCTCAGGAATGGGCATGCGTTACCTCATGATGGAATTGCATAGATTATGCCTTGGGGTCATGCATTTGGGCAATCAGGGCACCTGCGGTCACTCTGACACACACCCAACTCCTTGCATGACCTTGGCGTTGCGCGCTCTGATCCAGTCTCGGAATTGTTGGATGGCTTGTTGCTCAGGCACCGTTCCTGTGGGTTGCACGAGGATTTCGTATCGGTTCTCGCACACAGTAGTGCGCACGCCGTCTTGCTGGATGACCTTCTCGTAGTCGGCTCCAACTTTGATGTGGATGTAGTCTTCATTTGCCATTCCTTACCCCCTTGTTGTTGCTAATCTGATTAGTACGGGTTTCTACTTACTAATCGGATTAGTAGTGTCATGCCCCATATGGATTCTCCCGGCCACGCATGTTGAATATTTCTGCGTCGGTGATGTCTTCTTCTTCGATCTCGTCACGGCGTGAGAAGTCGATGCTGATCCACCCGGCGTCACGCAGGTAGCGCAGGCCCTGACTGATGCAGTCCACGAACTCGTCATGGACGGTGCCCTCTGGGAATGAGCATATTTGGCTTACCATGCCCTCGGCCCAGTCCTTGACGAACCCCTTACGCACGGACGACTCAGGCACCCATACGCGCCCGGCTTTGATGATGTTGGCCACGATGCTCAGGCGTTGCACCTTGTCGGCTCTGCCGGGGTTGTACGCGATCACGGGCAGGTGGGCCTGCTGTAAGTCTTGGATCAGGCTGATGCCGGCGCTCTTGTCCTCCACGAGGATCACGTCCACCAGCTTGCGGGTCTTGCCCTCACCGTACACGGTCTCAAACTCGTCGATGACCTTGGGGCGCAGTTGCGGGTACTGGAGGTGGTCTTGCCAGCAGTCGAGGATCATGACGCACATGCCACCGTCCTCAGGCTTGAACACGCCCAGCGTGATCGATCCTGTGGGGTCGTTGATGGTCTTGTCACTGGTGGCGCAGTCGTAGGACTGTAGGACGTACTCCAGCCTTGGGAAGGGCTTGCCGTCTGGCCAGAGACGGAACCATTCGCGCCTGACGATGCCGCCCTCTTCTGGGTCGATGATCTCAGCGTGAATCTCCTGCCGGCCAAGGTTGGTGCCCTCGTACTGGAGAATCTGCTTCTGAAATGACTTGGCCAAGTTGGCGATGTTGCTGTACGTGCTGGCGCGGGTGATCACCACGTCGTCGCCTTCACGCTCGATTAACTCCATCACCACGTCTTTTGGCTTGGGTGTGGTCGAACAGATCAGCTTGGTGCGGTCACCCAGTCGGATGCCGAACATGATCATGTCCCATGACTCTCTGAGGTACTCCCAAGCGGCCAACTCGTCCAGCCATCCCCCATGGAACTGTGGCCCCCGGAAACGCTCAGGCTCGGACGCTGGGATGCCCTTGATAAACGACCCATTGATCAGGTGTATCTCATGCAGGCTGGAGTTGTACTTGGCGATCAGGCCGTCAGGGATGACCTTGAGCAGGCCTGAGTCACCCTCGAAGCAGGTGCCCTTCAAGTCACCACTGGTGGGCGCGGAGACCAGCCACCGGGTGTTGGGTTGCTCCCATGCCCACAGCGCCAGCGTCTCAGCGGCCGCACGGGTCTTTCCTGCGCCTCGGCCAGCCAGCATGAGCCAGATGTTCCACCAGTCGCCCATGGGCTCAATCTGGTGGTTGTGTGCGTCCTTGTTCCACTTCATCTGCCAGTTGACCACCGACTGCGCGATGGGTGACAGCTTGACGAACTCCTCGTCGAGGTACTCTTGATCTTCGAGGATTGCGTCTACAGCACTCATAGGGGCTTGATGTAGGCCAGTGGCTCATTGGTGCGCATGACGGCGGCCTCCGTAGCATTAAGGTCTTCTAGCACCTCTCTATGCACCAACTCAAGGTCTCTGGCGCGCAGGTAATTGTCGATCACGTTGTATCGATCCACCGACCACATGATGCGTGGTCTCAAGTGCATACGCAGACGGAAGCGGTAGCTGGTGGCTGTGTATGTGTGGAAGTCGTACCAAGACCAGACGGCCACAAAGCCGCCAGCGCATCGATACAAATTCAGGCCCAGCTTCCTGTGGTGGCCCTCTTGACTGAAGTGGATCATGACACCCCCGATTGACGTTGCAACTTGAGGGCCTTGAGCAGGTCACCAAACACGTTCAGGTTGTGCTCGACCACCACCGGGCTCTCGTCGTCTCCACCATGGGTGACACGGTCGCCGTACTTCTTTGGCCGTTGCTTGGCGGCATTCCACTTTCGGGCATCGATGCGTTGTTTCTGCCACGCGATGTAGGCCGAGTCCAGCTTGATGTCCACTACGTTGCCTTCTTTGTCCTTCACCTCCAGCAGGGCAGGCGTCTCGTCGGCAATGGCCACAATCTGGTCAGCGTGGGTCTCGGCCTGCTCCTCGCGCGCACGTGTGTACGACTCCTGAAACTCAGGGTGCCTCTGCAACCAGACGTATATCTGGCTTTGTGCTGGCATGTCTGCGTCCTTACAGATCGATGCCAGTCCTTCCCCTAATGAAAGCCTTCTGCATATCTCGTCTACGAGTTCTGGGCTGTATTTGGTTGGTCTACCGCCCTTGTTCTTTGGGGCGGCGACTTCCTTGGCGATTGTGGCCAATTCGCGCTCTAGTGACTCTTGCGTCACGGGCTCTTTGGTTTTCTTTTCGGTCATATTCCAGTCCTTTGTCGCGCAATCGTTTCAGCGCATAACTGGAAGTTTAACTCTTCACCCGGTGGTTTGTGAAGCCTTACCGTCTTTGAAGCCTTTGTCGTATTCGTCCTTTAGGCGTGCTTGGAACTGTTTGCTCACGTGATCCATGAACGTGATGGCGCTCAGGTCGGCCACGCCCTCGAACGATAGTCCGGGGCCATTGAAGTCCAGCACGCCCACTTCGTCACCGTCTTGGTTGAAGAACTTGATCACGCTGTTGTGCTTGGGCATCTTGAATGACACGTCTTTGGTCATGTGCTTTTGTTGGCATTCGCCGCCTTCGTATTCACTCATAACTCATCCCCTGAATCTTATTTGCGGCAAACTTCTTGTAAGCCTTCAGTTGCACGATCTCCTCCTTCATGGTGGCGATCTGAGTAGCTTGATGTTTCATCGTGCTAGATGCGCGCTCTATCCACTCTTGAACCTCTTTGGGCATGGCAAAGGTACGCTCCTCAGGTTTTGAGGCCGCCACGGGCCGTTTGGTGGCCTTCACGGGTGCTTTCTTAGCTGGTGCCTTTACGGCAACCTTCTTGGCTGGTACTTTCTTGGCTGTTGCCATGGGTTTTCTCCTCAGTTGGTTGGTAACGGATGTCGGGTGCATAAACGCACAGGATTAGGAACATAACGAACCACATGCCAATGATGAACTTTTGGGTGGTGGTTTCGGTGGGCTGTTGGCTGGGCAAATGGCGCATCATTTCGTCGATGTCTTGGCGGTTCATTTCTGCCTCCAGAATGAGCCGTGGACGAAGCCACCAAGCCAGCCTGCAAGAATGCCAAAGCCAAGGGCTCCAAGCATTCCAAAGATGCAGAAGGATATTTCACACAATGTGGTCATGCTTCCTCCACTGTGATGCGGTATTGCTTGCCGTAACGGTCTTGAACCATGATGGTCTTTTTGGTGCTGGCAAACTTGCCATCAGGCGTCACGTCGTACTTGGGGCTGGTCACCACGGACAGCAGGCTCTCGCTGTCGTGTGTCTTTAGCTTGCCTGAGATGATGTGGGCGATGTAGTCGCAGTAGGCCATCAGGCTGTGCGCCTTGGCGGTTGTTTCGATGACCATCTTGGCCATTGCTTTAAAGTCTTCCATGTTGTTCTCCTTATGCTTCGTACACACCAAGTTCACCGGGGTTGATCCACTCAGCAAACAATCCACTCTTGCTCAAAACTGCATCAATCTTTGGATTGACACCAAACACCCAATTGGGTTGCAAGTATCCGTCATAGTAGTCGGCCCACTTGTAAGACTCTGGGTCTTCTGCGCTGATCTGAAACCGGCCGTCCATGTCGTCACGTTCGTAAACTGGCACACCCAACTTTTTGAGTGCGTTAAATGCTTTGATGTATTTGCGCTTCATGGTCGTCTCCTTACGCATTTGCTTTAGATTCATACATCATCATTTCCCACTCTACCTGCTCGTCTTCGAGTATGGCAACAGCATTCAAAAAGTCAGCTTTGATATCCTTGTAGTAATCGTAACGATCAAAAGCCTTTCCCTTCATTTTTGACGCAATCTTGCGGCCAAGCGCAGAGTCAATGTCCACCCTGAACACCCAGCTTTGTGATGGAGAACTTTTATTTGATCCCCAACCGTGCTTGGTGACGTGCATCAAGCCTACAGACTCACCATTGACAAAGACCTCTTTGTCGCTCGTTGCCCAAAATTTTCTAAATACTACTTTCATGTTTTTTGCTCCTAAATAAACCTGCTCATTGCAGTGATTAAGATTCTAACACGGAATTAGATTGTAGTGTCAACACTTTTCCCAAAGCAATTTGTTCGGCCTGCGCCAGCAAAATGAATTGATCCATCTTGGCGTCGATGGCGTCCTCAGTTGCAGATGACACCAAGAAGTTGTAACCGTAGTTCTGCTTGATCTCGCGGGGCACGCCGGGGATGCGGAACAAGGTGCTGAACTCACGCGCCCGATTGCACAGGCCGTTGTTGTACAGGTCGTAGTAGCAGTTCTGAGCGCGTCTAAAGCGTTCCAGATGCTTATTGGTAGTCTTACCCTCAGGCACCTCACCAATCGCCGGGATGAGCCTCTGAAGGGCTTCTGCGATGTTTTGGTATGTACCCTGCTCGTTCCAATATTTAGCCATGATTTTCTCCTTGATAAACCTGCGTAAGTGCAGTGACTTAGGGGCCGGAGCCCCCGTTGATTTATTGCTTTGCCCAGTACCCGTAGACCATGCGTCCTGTGCAGTCCCATGCGTCATTGGCCACACCGTCAATCACTGCCACGAAGTGGTGGGCCTGCTTGGCAATCACCACGCCTGCTGGCATGTCACTGCAACGTGCCTTACGGCCTGAGAATTGTGGTGCCTTGACCCACACCCAGCCGTAACGCTTGAGCACGTCTGTGTACACGTCTTTCATGATGCCATTGCGTGCTGACTTTGCACGGCCGTTATCGGCGTTGGCTTGGGCCAGTTCTTTGTAGACTGCTGTGTAATCAAGGCCCAATGCAATGGCCATTGCACGAGCACCACAGTCACCTGCTGTGCCCTTAAAACCTGCGGCTTTGCGTCCACCGTCGTTATATTGATATTTCATGTTGATCTCCTAAATAAACCTGCTGTATTGCAGTGAGAAGAATTCTAACACGAAGTTAGAGTCTTGCGTCAACACTTTTTTAAAATTATTTTTAATTTTTTTTGGGGGGTGTGGGTTGGCAGGTAAAAACCCCGCCTTTTGGCACCATTGCCTTAGAAATGGCCATCAGGGACTCGACAGCGGCATGACCCTCATCCACCTTCATTTGCACGATCCTGAAGGCTATGTTCTCGACGTTGTCCCGGTTGCTGGGGTCGGTCATGATCAGGGCCTTGGCCAGCATGCTGGTGCTCACGTTGATCAGGACGTTGAGGGCCACGCCCTCGTCGTATTGCTCCATTACGTCCTTGAGGGTTTGGCTAACACGAATTTCCAGTGATTCGCTGATCTTTTGTATCGCGTCGATCTCACGTTTGTCCATGTCATTGCCTTTGGCTGGGTATACGGTTGCGGATGGCTTGGGCCAACTCTTCAAAGCCAGCCTCGAAGGCCAGATCAGCGCAGGCCTGCCGCTCAATGAAGATGGCCTGCTTGCTGGTCTGAATGGCCACAGTCATGATCTCGGCCTTGGCAATGGTCATAGCGTCGTCGAACTCTTGTTGGGTGTAGAACTTAACAGCACCAGAGTTGCCAAGTATTTGTCGGGCCAAGCCGCTCAGTTCTTTTTTCTCAGTCATGTCAATCCTTCGCAAGGTAGTAGGCGAGGAGGATCAAAATGATCACTCCCCAAAGTTTTATGGTTGGGTGAATGTTCATTGTGTCCTCTCAAAATGAAAAGTCATAGTA